AGTTTTAGGAAAGACATTAATTAATAAAGAAGTTTTTTATAAATGTATGAAACGTTTATTTGATCTAGATTATTACGAAATTAAAGAAAATTTTATTGTATATGTTCCTTAATTAATTCATTTATCAGCTATATATATTATTAAAAAATTGATAATTTCTTATTTTATACTTATAATGATATATGTATAAAATATATAATGGCCTCGTCAAATAAAGTATCAAATACCTTATATGGTAATAAGCAATTATTTATTGAAAGTGTTTTAAAAAATATTGACAATCTAAGTATAGATGAATTATATAAAGAATTCAAACAAATATACGTATTATGTATAACTGATGAATTTTTTGATGATGAAAAATTTGATAATATATCTATTTTTGAACCAGTATTGAGTTCAGCAAAACTAAATAATTATTACAAAAATGTGTGTCTTATTAAAGCTCCTTTTAAGATTCTTAATAATGATATCATGAAAAATTCTATTTCGATAATATCAAATGATATTATCAAATTATTAGATCATAAACCTGACGATCAATATAATGAATATACATTAGTTGTTCCTATAATGACAATTTCAAAGTCAGATATCAAACTATATCTAAGTCAATTTAAAAATGAACTATTAAACGATTATTTTAAGATTAAGTTTATGAATTACTATTTTGGTAATGTTAAGAAAATTAAAAATACAAGCTATATGATTGAAAATTCAGATGAAACAAATTATTGGAATAATCCAATGAATTGTCGTCTTAATATTAGTCTTCAATTCATGAATCGTAATTTTAATTTCTTTGATATTAATACAATCATTGATAAAAAATTAGCAGATGTTATAGAAAACATTAAAAATCAACCAGATGATGGTGGTGATTATCTAAGTTATATGTTTAAGAAAAATAACTTTGTTGATGCTTCAAATGCTATCAAAAAAGATGGTTATCTAATTTACAAGATGTCTGATGCTAAAACATTATCTAACTTTGAGGAAGTAATTCAAAAGTTGAATCAAGAGGGTTCATATGAAGAGCTATCAATTCTCTTAATCAATGTAGTAGTAAGCAAAGAATATTGTCATCAAATATTAAATAATCCAAAGATCTTAGAAATATTTATTAAATTAATTCAACCAAATGTAAATGAAAGTATTTTTAGAAAAATGATTGGTTATGCTTGGATTTCTCTTTATCTTGAAGAAACTATTAAGAGAAGTTTTACTGATATTAATAGTAGGTTTGTATTTACTTGTCATACCGCATCTAGACTACCAGTATTTCCATTTAGTCTTTACAAATTAAAAGATAGTCCATACTTTCCATTCCTAGTTAATGACAAACTATTTACAGAATATAATGTATATGGCATAGATAATTATATTTTTACAAATTATGATTCAGTTGGAACAATTGATAAAGAATTAGTTAAAAATACTTATGGGGTAGCGACCTTAGAAACTTTTAAGAAACGTATGAACGTATTCTTAACTGGAAATAAAAACACAGATATCTTTAAATACACAAATTTTGATAACATCGCAGTATCTGGCAGTGTTATAGCAGCATGTTTGCCGAATTATAATCCTCTAATCTTAAATGTTGGGTGTGATTTTGAGGCATTTGTAAATGAGTATTATAATAGTGCTGATTTAGATATAATGTGTAATATTAAAGATACATTTGAATATATTGATAAAGCATATGAATTTAATGAATCATTAAACAAAGCAACCAAAGAATTAAATCCTGAAAATATTTCAAGAATTGAATCAGATAAGAAGGCAAATATATTTATTAATTTAAAGAAAATTGATGAGTTTATTCGCGATTTTAAATTAAACTGCTCCAGAGAAAATTTTAAAGATAAATTATCTGAAAATAAAGCTAAAATTTATCAAGTATATGTAGATTATAAAATTAACGAACACAAGAAATATTTTGAAGAAAATATAGATAAATATAAAGATCCTAAATATACATCATTCTTTCAAATATTACCTATTGAAGAATTAAAAATACATATTAGAGACTTCTTCGAATTAGATGATGAACTAGTGCCCGCAAAGTTTATGATTGCTGAGAATTTGAAATTTAAATTTAAAGTTTCTGGCCTAAAGCGCAGCTTTGAAATTTTCCAAATTAAATATCCAAATTTCTTTTCAACTGTTCATAAATTTCATCTTCCTTGCGTTCGAGCCTATTATGATGGAAACAATGTTGAAATTTTACCGTCTTGTATTACAGCGTGTATGTTATTAACTAATATTGAATATAAATATTTTGCTGGGACAAAAGACCCAATTGAGGTTATTAATAAATATAGACAAAGAGGATTTACAACAATTCTTAATGATAAGGAACGTATTAAGATGATCAAGTATTCATTTGACGTAGAGAAGTGGAAGGAATTATATGAATTAAAGTCTCTTGGTAAAAAAGAGACTGATAGAATCTTTAAGCCGTTAGATATTAACTGTCGCTTTCTTAAACCATCTAAAATATATGATAAGCCTAATATCTTATTCAATAAATATATATATAATAATTATCATCAACAAATTATTAATGAAAATGGATATGTTGTTCCACTCGATAAAAAGAGCTTATACTTCCAATTCAAAAATAATGAATTTGTTGATGCACCTGTAAATTATGGAGGGCCGTTATAACTTCTAAATTTAGATTGAATTATATTTTTTTATCAATAATTAATTGATAACAAGTTATTAATAATTATTTTTTTATAAATGATGTAAAAATTATAAGAATAATATTTTTTTAAGGTGATAAAAATTTTTGATAAAAAAATGAAAAATTTGTAAAAAAATATTCATTTTCTGAAAATCGATTTTCAAAAAGTTGAGACATTTGTACTAGTAAAAAAAAAAACTCACTCTCTCTAATTGGTAACCAATTTTAAAATTGGTTATTGCCAATACCATTTTTGATATATATTAGTTTTATTTTTTTATATATTTTATATCTTTTTATGGTCTAAACCAATTTTAGAGGTTAAATTGGCTAATTGTTTTTAAGAAAACATAAGTATTTAGTTATATTTATATCATATTTTTTATTATTTTAAGATTTACCAATTTTAGAGGCTAATTGTGGCTAAATGAATATTTTATTATAAGAATCATTAGTGTATTATATATCATTATTTTTTTAAAAAATCCATTTATCAATTTTGAATTAATTTTAAAATTGGTAAATAATATAATAAATGCTATAATAAACACTAATTACTTTATTGAATTAATATATTTATAGTGAGATGCTCTAAAATATTAGACAGCATAATTTTTTCGGAGGTGGTAAATTATTTATTTTATTATTTTTTTCTATATCATGTTTTTTTTAATATAAAATTTTATCAATTATAAAATTGATAACTAAAATTAGAGATCTAATTCGCCAATCATTATTAAAATATAATAAATAATTAGTGATTATTATATGATATTATTATATTTACCAATTTTAAAATTAATTTTAAAATTGGTAAATAATATATAGTTATATACTATTTATACAATTTATATAAAATGAATACTTTTGAATGTACAAAATGTAGTGAAATATTTAGCACCAAACAACACCTAACTAGACATCTTAATAAAAAAAATAAATGTGATACCATAAGTGATTATCAATGTAATATTTGTAATAAGTATTTTAAATCATCATATTATTTAAATGATCATACAAAATATAAAAAATGTAAGACTATTAATAAAGATGGAATTATTGTAGGCAATCCAATTAATAATAATAATTCTGAAGATGTAAAAATTGCTATTAAATCTATCTTGATCAGTAAGACCAATGATCAAACAAAAATAACTTTATTAAATAAATATAACATATTATTGACTAATGATGAATTAACAAATATTATTAATTTAGATATAAATATAGACGGTAAGGTATCATATATTAATTCTTTAATAGATTCTAAAAATTTATTAGGTACAAATAAGACAAATATAACAAATAATATAAATACAGGAACTATAACAACCACAAATAATATACAAATAAATAATTTTAGAAATGAAAATATTGAATACTTAAATAATGAATACTTTAAGGATCTACTTATGAATAATCATATTGAAACAGCTTATATGAAATTAACTGAAGATATTTATCTTAATGAAGATCATCCTGAAAATCTAACTATAAAAGTTGATAATTTAAATAATAAATTCGCTTTTATTTACGAAGATGGTAAATGGAAGGGAATCTTGAAGTATGAATTAAAGAATATTCTTCATGATACTAATAGTCGGTTATTAAAAGTCCATTATAGAAAATTAAAAGATTTATTAGACACAGCTAAAAAAAATAGTATAAATGTTTTTTTAGCTAGACAATATGATTCAGATCCACACTTAAAGGATATGAATGAAAAGATGGTTTTATTATTTTATGAAGGAAAACCAAAGAATGAAAATAATGTTTAAAAAGATTATATTAAATTATATATAATTATACTAAAAGTGTTATTATTTTAGCGAGTACTCCAAAAAATACAGATAATCCTAAAAATACATACATAGCAATTCTACTATTCTCTATATTTTTTCTAACTATATTAAATCTATCTTGAGTTAATTTTGAACTAAATTTATTCCTTTCTCCAATAATAATAAAAAGTGTAATAAAAAATGATATTATTGATAATATACACATTATAACTAAAGCTAAATTTATATTATCTTTATTAGACTGAATAAGATTCTTTAAATTTTCCATTATATAAATTATATTATAAAAAATTGATTTAATATAAAACTATAACAATATTTAGATTAAGGTTAAATAAAATGACATTAGAACTAAATCAAAAATATAGAGATGAAACATTTGAACTATTAAACGAACACCTTAAAAATGAAGATCTAAGTGATTCACTAGAAAATAAAATTTATGATTATAGTATGCGTATATGTGTTAATAATATTAAAAAAAGTGCTACAAGTTCAATTCTACAAAGTATTTATGAAACTAAAATAAATGATATCGTTTTTAATATTTCTGAAAATCCAGATCTAATTAATAAATTAAATGAGAATATTGACACTGTATTAGACTATACTCCACAACAATTGAATCCAGTTAGATGGGAATCTATAATTAAAAAGTTTAATTACACAGAAGATAAAAAAACTAATCTTGCTTATACTGATTTATATCAATGTCGTAAATGTAAAGGACGCAAGGGTGTATTACGTCAGATGCAAAATAGATCAGCAGATGAAGGAGCTACAACATGGTTTGATTGTTATTTATGTGGAGCAAGTTGTAAGTTTTAGTTAGTTAAAGCTAGTTAAAGATAGGGATAAATAAATTTTTCAATACTAATTATTATTTAATTTAATAAATAATTATTAACTAATATGTCATTCATATATTTATCAGTTATCTTTCACATCTATTATTTACATAATTCTTCAATTAGATCACAACAATCTTTATTTATAATTGCTTCTTTTGAAGCTCCATATTGTGACTTCCCAATTATTTTTAAATTTTGATCCACACAATAATATCTATCAGGCCATGCTTTATACTCTTTAGCAAAGTTATTTTCCCATGTATCAACTAACACTTCAAATGGGCAATTTTCTTTGTAAATAAATTCTTTTGCTCTAGATATTCTATCTTTTAGCGAAATTTGAAGTGGTGATGGATTTGGTAATCCCATTGGCCAGGCTGTTGAATGTGCTTCATCTAATTGTATTAGAATAAAATTTATTTTATTTTCTTTCATTTTTTGTGCTAATTTAAATAATCTTTCCTTACGGAATAAAAACGGGGGTCAAGATGTTGAAAATCCACCAATAAATGTATATCTGTCTTGTGGATTAATTTTATCTATCAAATTTATTATATTTTCTGATACATCATATACCGAAAGTGTTTTAAATGTATCACCAACATTATAATCAGGAGATGTATAATATACACTTTTATTTTCACGCATATATGTTACAGATTGTAATACTTCTTCATCATATTCTGTAGGTGATTTATAATATTTTAAAAATATCTTCTTATAATTTTGAACAGCTTCATCATCATTTATAAAATTAAAGTCATGTAATACTATACGATGAATTGAATGCATTCCTTCTAAAGAACTAAAGTGTTCATATGATGGGTCTTCAAATATAGTTTTTCCAATATCTCCAAGAATAATTGAATCTTCATGTTTTAACATATTAATTATTAACTCGCGATTATCTAAATGTTCAATTGTAAATTTAGATAGATCTTTGTTATTAAATCGCATCTTTTTGTTTATAAATTAAAGTATAATCAGTTTATATTTTAATTTTCAAAAATCAATTTTTTATAAAAAAATTGATAAATACAATTTATAGACTTAATTATATTAGAGGTATTATAATTAAGAATGTTCTCAAAATATATTAAAGTTGTAAAAAATGGAAGTGTTATTATGGGTTCGAATATAAAATGTGATAGATGTCATAAAACAAATAGTTTATCATATATTACATATGATGGAATGGATTTATGTTTTCCCTGTGTTGAGATTATTAATATTATGTTAGTTAATAATGAAAAAAAAAGATATCCTCCTGATGATACTTTACTAAGAATGGAAATAAATATTTATAATAATGAATACAATAATAATAATAAAATAAATATTAATAATACAATTAATATTCATCCATTAAAAAATATATCACAATTTCGTATAGTTAATAAAATTAATAATGAATTTGAAGTTAGTATAAATAATAAAATTTATTTTCTCTGCGAAGATATTCTTATTAGATATTATTGGGATTATTTATCATTTTATGATAAAGATTATTTTCTAAGGAAATAATTATTAATTTATGATTTTTTTATTTTATCATTAAATTATAGATTCAATAAAAGCATCTTCATTAGGTTCTCTTCCTAAAAATATTTTAAGTGATTCTATAGATGGTCGAATTGATCCATAACATAATACTTCATTTTTTAATTTCTTCCCAAGAATCGGATCTAATTCATTATTTTTAAATGGACTAAATATATCTATGGCAAATGCCTTACTATACATATATCCATAATATCCAGAATCATAATTATCAAATAAATGTGAGAATGATGCTAAAAAGTTTGTATTTTCATGAATATCTAAATTCATTATTTCTTTTGTTTTTTGTTTTATCATTTCAAATGTAGAAATTGATGGATTTAACATTAATTGATTTGAATGAAAATACATATCTAAATAAGACATAAATAATTGTCTTGAATATTGATATCCTTGTAATAATTTTCTATGATCCTGTATCTTTTTAATAATCTCATCATCTAAATTAGAATTAATAATCTTAAGAACAGATGTGGAATAACAAAACTCTTCAAACATCTGACTTGGAGCCTCAACAAAATCCTCTTCACAAGAAAAACCAGCTGTGTCTGAAATTGTGCTCTTAGATGATATATGATGCATTAAATGCCCGAATTCATGAAAAAATGTTTCTAATTCATCTAGATCAAGACAATCTTTATTAAAATTACACACCATTACGCCAACCGGTAATGTAATTTCTGATTTTGAAATAAATGGAAACGCAGCAGCATGTCCTTCCTTACCGTCTCTTGGAAAAAGATCTAAATAAAAATATCCTTTTAATTTAGTTTCTGTGCTAGATACATCTTCATATACTTCATATAATGAAATATCTTTGTGCCAAAAAGTATCTGAATGTGTTGTTGTTTGAATAAAAGTATATCCTAAGATTTGTTGATATACCTTTAACACATTTTTTATTGTTTCTTTTATAGGAAAATATTTTTTTAATTCTTCTTTATTTAGATTTGTTTCTTTCTCCGTATATAATCTTGAATAATAATCAATATCCCATTCTTCTAATTTATTAATATTATCTTTTTTAGCCCAAGATAATAATATATCTAAATCACGTAACAATAATGGTTTCAATTTAGATTGAATATTATCTAAAAATTTAATCACATTCTTTGTAGATCCAATCATTGAATCTTGTAATTTATAATCACTATGTTGTTCAAAATCAAATAATAATGAATGTTCTTGTCTTAATTTAAATATTTTTTCTGCTAACTCTATATTAGTATCATAAGCACGTCTCTTAAATTCATAATTTAATTGTTTCCTTATATTTCTATTCTTACAATACTCCATCATTGGAATATAATCCGGATATTTTAAACTAATTTTAATTTTATCTTGGGTTGGTAGTAGATGATCTTTTATAAAATTGTCAGATAGTCCTTGGACATCTGTTAAATCAAATTCAAATCTTCTTTCATAATTATCTAAATTTTCTTGAAATTCAGCTTCTAATTCAACAATTTCTTTTTTTAATTCAATAACTTTATTATACTTTTCTTCAGGTAAATCTAATCCTAATATCTTATAATCTTTCATCTCATTTTCAAAATAACTTTTTTGTTCTTCTGATAAATCATTTTTTTCTCTTTGATATTGATTATTATAATAATGTTTATAAACACTATATATATCTTTTCTCATATTATTTTCAATATCAAATTGTTCTAATTCAACAGAAATATCAGTAGCTGCTTCTCTTATTTTTTCGTCTGGATGAAAACTTTTCATGTTTAGGTAAGCAGAATCTATAAAACTATTTTTAAAGTTTATAGATGGTTGAACTGTATTTAACCATGTTAATGAATCTAATGTCAATTTTAATAATTCATTATTTAGATTTGTAATACTATTTATATATGATTCTTTGATTGCTAAAAATTGTTTTGTGTCAATAAAATTATAATTTAAAATAACATGGAGCATTTTTGATAATAATTGATATTTTAAACTTATTATAGAATAACTTTAAAATATCAATTTTTATCCGATTTAATATATATGAACAATTTACAAAAAAGATTTTTATTATTTTTAATCGCTTGTATCGGAACACGTATCTTATTTGTGATAATTTCTAAATATATTCCTAATAATTATTTACCATATTTAGGTTATTTAGCCTTACTTCCAATGATAGGATTTAGTCTTATTTGGATTACAAATTCTAGAAAAACTGGAGCTGAAGTTATGGGTGATAAAATTTGGTGGAATGATTTAAGACCAATACATGCTTTATTATATGGATTATTTGCGTATAATGCTATTAATAAAAATGAAAACGCTTGGATATATTTATTAATTGATGTAATAATTGGACTTGTTAGTTTTTTAAGACATCATTATTTAGAAGGGAATTTTGCGAAATTAATTTAATATTCCAATTTGATAATTTTAATAAGCGCATTATATACATGTCACAGTGATGAAAATTAAAAGGAGAACGATAATAAATATCAAATGGTAAAGTTATTAAACGTAATAAAAAATTTTTATCTGTCTTAATATCTTTTTCAGTTGTTTCATATAAAAATACACAATTATCTACATGTTTATAAAATAAAGAAATAGGGAATAATGTAATCGGATCTTTATGATTTGCTACTCGAATATTTTCTGTTATATTAGTATTATAATATTTAACAAAATTTGAATTACCAACTCTTGGAGATCCAATTGTATGTGTTATTATCTTTTTATCCTTCTTTAATACACTCTTAATATAATTTGAATACCAACAAGCAGCAATTGTAGCCATTCCAGCTCCTAAAGAATGCCCATTAAAATGTATAATATCAATATTATCAATATTATTATTGATTTCTTCGGTTATCTTTGTTTTCAACAACCAAAAATAAAACAAAAATCCTTTATGGACTAGAATTGATTTATTATCTTGAAATAAAGGAGTTTCTAAAACTTTTATATCAGTTTTAATATCTGATAAGTCTTCAGTTCCTCTAAATATAATATAAAGTGTTCTATTCTGTATCCAACTATATCCTTGTGCTGATTTTTTATTATCTTCGTAAAATATTGGCTCTTTTTCAACACCATTAAAAATATAATATTCTATATCTGAAGGAGAAACATTATCTTTATTATTTTGTGATTTTATCCATAGATTATAAATATCATTTGAAGATAAATATGCTAATTTTGCTCTTGTTGCTGATAAAAGTAAATCTTTATATTTTTCTATTTCTGTATTCATATAAAAGTATTTATAAAATAAAAAGAATAAATAAATTCTTTTCATTTTTTAAAGATACTCGCGAAACCACAGAGCGAGGACTTATTTATGGAACAATCTTGTGAATATTAAGTGCGGTTCAAGTTCTCGCGCTTCGGATTGCGGCTAAATACTTAAGGCTTTTAGACTTAGGTATTTATCCTTGATGCTTCGCCTTTAAATTAAAATATTTTCGGCTTTTAGCCTCAAATATTTTAATTTGATCCTTCGGATGCTTCGCCTTTAAATTAAAATATTTTCGGCTTTTAGCCTCAAATATTTTAATTTATATTTCATATATTTCTCATAATACCCCCCTCTTCTCTTAGTAGATTGAGTATCCATATTACTCATTAAAAATTCTAATAATTGTCCTACTTCTTTACTTATTTCCTTAGTTGGTAATCCTTGGCTTGTTAATTCATCTATAAATCTTTTTGCTATCTGATCAATTTCTATTCTAGCAGACGAACCATCTGCCACAATATATGGTCTTTTATGTCCTGGATCATACTTTATAGAAAAATAAAAACGTTTTGATTCTTTTGGTAAATTATTATGTGTCATATGAAATTTTCCAGAACTTAATACATCTGGCGATAGAGTTAAATGTAGGGGTGTTCCAGCTCTAGCTTCTATATATATCGCTGGACGAGGATCTCTTGAAGGATCCTTTGGTATTCCATTTTTAACAATTAGACCTACAGCTGTTGCTTGACTACGAATATGTTCTATAAATTCTGCGTAATTAGCAACTTTATACTTTTGTGCTACCCATCCTACACGTTCTTCTGCTAATGCTATTTCATGATCAGATTGCTTCTGCGCAATTAATGTTCCTAATGCGGATGCTTCTGCTTCAATCCATTTGACTCTACTTTCTTCTAATAACTTCATTGTTTTAGCACTTAAATCTGCTTCTGGACAACCTACTCCACCAGCTGCTGCTTCTACACTACAACGTTCAACTTTTTGAGAAACTGATGTTAATAATCTAGCTGCTTTATCTAGATCTTCCCTTACTTTTACAACAAATGGTTGATCAACAACTTCATCTCTAAAAAAAATTACTTGCTTTAGAACAGCCTCAACATCAGGTGATGTTGCGACTTCTGCTCCTGCTCCTCCCATACCTGCTAATTCTGATAATCTTTCCTCTAATCTTGCTTCTAATCTTGGATCTAATCTTGCTTCTAATCTTGGCTCTAATCTTGGCTCTAATCTTCCCTCGAATCTTCCCTCGAATCTTCCCTCGAATCTTGGCTCTAATCTTGGCTTTAATATTGCTCTTAAAATTGAAATATGAGTAACAAAAAATCTATGAACATCTTTTGCTTTTTCTGGTTCTAAAACTAATTCGACTTCTGCTTCAGCTTCAGCTTCAGCTTTTCTTGCTTTCTTTTTTAGTTCTGGATGACGAGGTAATGATGGAGGTGTTACTTTTTGAGATTCCTTGACTAATTTTAATAATGGTCCTTTTTTAAGTGCTGATTCTACAGAAGAACCTTCTGATTCAACAGAAGATGCTCTAGCTCTTTTTTCTGTAAGAACTACTGATGATTTAAATTTTTGATTAATTAAATCAGCCAATAAATCTAAATTAGTTATAATTTCGTTAGATTCATGATTTAATTTAGTTCCTCTTTTTTCCATTTCTTTTTCTAATTCTGATACAAATTTATCAGTTATTAAAACAGCTTCTACACTAGGATCCATTGATTTGACAAAATATAACTGATCACTATGGACTTTATCTAATATTTCTTGTATATTTTTAGCATATGATTCAAATAATGCTAATAAATCATCTTGTTTTTTTTGTATCCTCCTATTTAAATCATTAAATTTAGCTTTAAATTTTTGAAAGTCTTCCGGTTTTGTTTTTTTTTTTGATAGACCTCTTAATTTTATACCTTCTTCTTCTAATTCTTCCATAATTTCTAAATTAAATGCTGCCATATTTGCGACTAAATCATCTATTTTTTTTACTTCAGCAGAAAATTTTGCTTTTACTTCAACAACTTTTACTCTAGCTTCTTCTTTTTGTAATTCAAGTTCTTTTCTTAATCTAGATACTTCTTTGCCATTATCTTTACCCATTTTTTGAACAATTTTTTCTGTATGTGAATTCATTCTATATTTAATCATTTTTATATTCATTTCTGATATTTTTAAAAATAAATCATTTAATTCTACTACTGTCATTAATGAAATATTTCCATCAATATCAACTAAAACCATACCATCTTCAATTGATTGATCTTTTGTAAAAATTACAATAGTATCTAATATTTTTACAGTTTTTGATTCTGCCATATTTTATATAATATAAATATATTTTTTTTTTTACCTTTAGACTATTACCTTCAGATACAGTATTTGGCACTGGTGTTATATATAACTGTACATTACGAAAATTCTATAAAATATACCAGATTGTCTTATATTCGCTACATTTATTGGTTTGATTTTCTTTTAATATTAAAACTAATAAATTATTTACATATCCTTCTTTTGTTACAATTACAGGATAATTATTATCATAAATCCATTGATTATTAATTATATATTTGTACTCCCAGAATCCATCTCTCAATTGAATTTTATGATAATAAATTTTTTTATTTTTATCCCAAGTCATTTTTATTTTATTCCAATTATTAAATGATCCTGCTATTGAAATATCAAGATTATTTATAAATGAAATATATTCAAATATATGTTCATTCATACTTTATATTTATAAATTTTTAATTTTATATTGATAAAAAAATATTGATAAAAAAAAGAAATTATAAATAATTTCTTTTTTGAATCTTAATCTGTCTCACTTGAGGAGCTCTAGCCGATCTGATTGCCAGCGTCGTCTCTCTCGTCTCTCTCGTCCATCATGTCCGCCCAGGGCATGTCCCCGAGCGCCGCCGCCGACTGCCGCAGGATTTCCTGGGCCTCGTTCATGGAGGTGACGGGGGCTCGGCGATCCGGGTTGGTGGCAGGGGCTCGGCGAATCAGGTTGGCCGCACGCGCGCGAGCACGCGCAGCCGCAAGGTTGCGCTCATTCTCGTCATTGACGATGCGGCGCGCCTCGCGCTCATTCGCCTCATTGACAAGGCGGCGCGCCTCGCGCTCATTCGCCTCATTGACGAGGCGGCGCGCCGCATCCTCGCGCTCAGTGTTCCGCAGGTCTTGCAGCATCTGGTTGAGCTGCCGCCGAACCAGCTCACTCTGCCGGTTCATTGCTGTCTGGAGCGCCGCGAAGACGCAGAGCGCTGCGAGCACAATGGTGATGAGCGTCAAAAAGATGACCACAGTCGCGGTGTAGGCCTTTGTCGCAAAGATCGTAGCCACGATGACAAGAAACGTCAGTGCGATGAGCACGGTCGCAGGCATGGTAGAGACGATCAGATGTTGTAATGAATTGAAATAAATCTATTTATCTAAATAAATTTCAATTTTTATTTAGATAATTAAACTATCAAATTATACATAATTTGATAGTTTAATCTAAATCTGATTAAAAGCCTTTAGGAAAATGAGATTCCGGAGCTCAGCAAGCTGAATGCGCACATTGCTTGCCTGAAGTGATGCCTTCCTAGCTTCTTCAAACTTTTGCTTCTGACTGCTTTCCTTCTGCCGCAACTCATAGTTTTCGTTTTCAGACTCCATCATTTTCTCTCTCATGGCTCGCTTGAACTCGACTGCCTGAATGCGGCTGTTCTCGGTCTGGAGCGATCCGTGAGAGATAGGCATGGTATCGCTGTTAATGACATAGAAAAGAATCACCATGTATAAATAAATTTCAATTTTTATTCTAATCATAATCAGTCACTATCATCGCCAGTATTGTGTCCTCCTCCCAGAACTGGCTGTGAGCACTTTAGGCACTTGCATGTGGCCGGTACTGTAGCATACGGTATTATGCGCTCAATACATGTCTGTCCAGCACCATTCAAAACAATACGCAATTCTGACGAGTGTTTCGTAACACATTTAGCAATGTACTCCACATAACAAATCTTAATATTCTCGCACAATTTTATCAAGTTTGGCCAGTGTAGAATCAACAAAATTGGCAACTTACCAAAACTGTCACGATAAATTTCATACGCTCCTTTCTTCTTGTCAAGATTCTTGTCAGAAAACCAAAAATCTATCTGTTCGCTAGTTGCCTTTTCGTGCTCAATCCAAAAAGCAATAATTGCTGTTTTTGCTTGTGCGCTTTTTTGTTCTGCTTCGAATACCTCAAGTCTAGCAAGCTGAGCAACTCTCTCCATTTCCTCAGCCTTAATAACTGATGTCTTTGTTAAGTCTTTCGCAGTCTTCTCTGCGATCAGTAGGCTTGCTAACTTATTCGCTATAACCTCTGCGCGTATCATTGTGATCTGACGAATGACGGAGTAAAGATGTAGGTGTCTTAATCATTTGCTAATAACATTTTTATAAAATAAAAATTCAATTTTTTATAAAATCTGGTGATAAAAAAATATAAATTAATTATATGCCAAATAGAAATATTACAAAAGAAATCTTATTTCGAATGAAAGATAAAAAATTTTTTTTTGATATATCTAAAGAAAATCCATTTAATCTTTTTTATATAGAAAAAGATTACGATTATAATATCGACATAATAAATAATCCAAAAAATAATATACAAATAATTATAACTCGTTATAATGAATGTCTAAATTGGGCAAAAAAATTTAATAATATTCTTTTATACAATAAAGGAAATCAAAATGATCCAATCTTGAATGATTTTAATTATATTAATATACCAAATACTGGTAGAGATATTCATACAATATTCTATCATATATATCATAATTATGATTCATTAAATGATTATACAGTTTTTTTACAAGGATTTGCTCATGATCATTCACCGAATCTTAATAAAAATATGAATAAAATAATAAATAGGATAAATAATAGTGAATATATACATAATTTATATGAAGATTTAGGGGAGCTTATATTAGATGGAAAAATATTTTGTCATAAAGATATTGAAACAATGAATTCAGTATATAAGAAAATATTTAATGAAGAAATGGGAAATAAAAAAGTAATATTTTGTTCTGGAGCACAATTTATTGTTAGTCGTGAAAATATATTAAGACGGACTCGTGATTTTTATAAAAATATTATGGATATGTTAAGTTATACAAATATGCCTTATGAAATTTTTGAAGTTGAAAGATTTATTCAAGTAATTTTTAATATATAATTTTTTTATATTATACTATATATGTATCAAGTATCATATAAATTAATACAATTTTTGGTTATTTTTTTAATATCTATTATAATTAATATAATATTGAGCATTTATTGGTATTATAATGCGACTCCAAATGATTTTGCTAATATACCCAAAAGAAATAAAAATAATAAATCTTTTTTTGACGAAAGATTTATATCTATATTCTACTTTAATTGCTCATTATATGGAACATTAGGTGATGCTTTAATATATCCTACATCAATGAAAGCAAGATTATATACATCAATTTATATATTATTATTTGGTGCTGGATTCTTAACCGCATTATCTATAAATTAAATAATATATATATAGTTTATATATTATAATTATATATATGACTACTATTATAAGAGGCGAAAAATATGGGTTTGACTTTGATGGTGTTATTCATAAATCAACAGGTATTCCAGACGTTCGCGGATATCCGGAAACTCATCATTTAAATATACAAAAAAATATAAATATATCGATTATAAAAAGAATGAATGAAATAATGTGGGATAGGGGGCTCATAGAAATAATATCATCTTCTGGATCACAAGATGGTATATTTGATTTATTAAAATGTATAAATGATATTATAAAAAAAGATTCAACATTTGATATGATAAACTTAGATTTTTTTAATACTTATTTAAATAAAGAAGATGTTTTTCAGAAAGATGGAAAAGGTGAATATAATGGTAAATTAATAGATACCCATAATATAAATATTACTAACGGTGTCTTAAAATATAATGACTTTATTTTAATTAATACAAAAGCAAGAGCAACAAATAAGGATATATTTGTTTTTGAAAGCGATGTTATTGAATATTATGATGATTCAAGTCCAGTATTATTAGATATAATTTGGAAATGTGATAGAAAAATAAAAGAAGGAATTAAAAGAAAACCACTTTTATTATATAATGTTGTTAGTTCGTTAGATAAATATTATCCAATAAATCCAAATAATTTTTTAAATGATATTAATCTTTGTTTTTTAAAAAGTTGTATAAAATTATTATGTAATGAAACAATAAGTATAAATAATGGTAAAGGATATAATGAATCACTAAATATTAATAAAAAAGGAATATTAGAAACTGACCCTCGAAAATTAATTTTATTAAATGCTGATCCTAAAATTTCAGAAACACTAAGGTCATATATAAATATTGCTATGAATGATTTTCAAGATCCATGTTTAAGATATATTTGTTATTATATTAATAGTCGTTTTAAGTCTATATTAGCAGAATTACAAAATGATAAAAATAAAGTAATTGTATATATATCGACTATAGAAAATTCAATAGATAATCATGAAATACCTATAGTAAATTGGTCAGCAAATAGTGCTACAATTATAAAAAATTTAATAATAACTGAGATTAATAAATTAAATAAAGGATATCCAGGTCGTATTATAGGAACAATTAATTTAGGCAGCTTTTTTCCGAAGATACCCGCTAATAATTTAAAAAATTATATACTTTTAGCTGGAAAAGATTTAAATGATTATAATAAAAGTATATATAAATTAAGTGATATGACGCCAGTATTTGATATCATTACACATAATTTAGAAATTAAAGATTTAAGACAT